TGCTAAATATGGAACCTCATACCATTTATCATTAGTTCCTACTTCTGTTATAGATGTAACGCTTATTAAATTTTCAGCAGAAATAGTTGTTGTCGGATAATCCATAGCATTACTAGGAAATGTTATTGTTGTTGATTTTTCTTCTGCTGAAATTGCTTTTACCTTTTTTGTAATTAGATAAAAATCAGCTTCACCTGTTTGAACGTCTCTACTATATACCGTTATTTCTCTGTCTTCGGGACTTGCAAAATCAACGGAATCGGTTGTTCTAAAAATTATATTTGAATTTATAGTTGATGTAACTTCTAATCCATCTTTAATTCTTAAGAAATAATTTGAATCAGGTTGATTTGCCGTACCTACTCCTGTTGCTGGTACTAATTGATATATAGTAAGAGTTGTTACTGCGGGAGTTGACACTTTTGGTTTATAACCAACCGCTTGTGCCAATGCTACTACATTTTTCCTTTCGGTAGCATGTACTAACATTGATTCTTTTAATTGAACATCCTGATAAAATGATAATACATCACCGACATATGCTGCCATCTCAATAAACACCATACCAGGAGAAGCTTCATTGAAGTCCGAATATGTATCTGGAAAATATGCTTTTGTAAAATCTATAAGATTCCGTCTATAATCGGCAAAATCCTTTCCGACATAGTTTAGGGATTTTGTATTACCCCAAGACTTTTTATTACTTCTAATGGCCATTTTATTAGTTATTCGTTACATTTAAGGTTATAGTATCTGACATACTTGGATTTGATGTCAATGAAAATTTTATATCTAAAATTATAGTATTAGTATCAATATCATATTCATCATAATCAAATAGTATTTCATCTATATTAAGATATGGGAGCCAAATATTTACAGCATCTACTATTGTTTGTTCTATTTTTGAGTCGATTTCCCCTTCTATTATTGGTTCAAATAATAATTTCCAAACATCACACCCAAATTCGGGCTGCCCAACTCTTTCACCCTTTCTTGTTAGTATTAAATTAATTAAATTATTTTTAGCTTGTGTTAATGTAGTATAATTGACAGCAAATGGGCCACCTCTATCGGAGGCGGTATTAATTGCTATACCCAACACCTTATGAGAATTTTCCCATAAGTCTGCTGTTTTTACATTACCAATCGTTCTAGACATAATTTATTTAAATCTTTTTACTAATTCCCTATAATCCCTCGTCAACGCTTTTGTTAGGGCATCAACTCCTGCGTTATCCGTTTCCGGCGTAGGCATTGGTTGTTGAGGCATTTCCATACCTCTATAATCCATAGTTTCCCAATCTCCTTCCATTGATACCGCCGGTTGTAAAGCATCAAGAATGCTTCCGCCTGTTGCTCCTAACATTGGTCCACCTTCTGCTCTATGTGCGGCAGTAAAAGGAGTTGTTTGTGCAAGTATCTCATTTATCATTGGATTCTTTGTAATCTCCTTAACTGGCCCTCTAAATGTAGGTGCTGATTCTGTTTTGTTTGGCTTATATACTTCTGATAATGCTTTTACCTTTTGGACACCATTATTGTTATTAAGAGTAATTTTGCCGGATTTAACCATTTTGGCAATTTCTTCTTTTACTTGTTGCTTTACTTCACTTTTTACAACTTCTTTTATCAGCGTTAATAAAATATCTGATTTCATAAAAATACTTTTTAATAAATATTGAAAGTTAAAATTTAATTAGGGAACTGTATATCCATTCCACGGCTGTACGCATGGGCCGGGTGGAGGAGGAGAGCCGGGATACAATGATATAGTATTGTGTAATCCAGATACAGTTGTCATATGCTGCTTTGCACAATTTATAAACCGGTCTAGCCAAATGTTTACGTCATTACATGGGGCATCCGGTACCGGCGTCCAAGTTCCTGGATTTGTAACCGGAGCAATTACTACCGATACATTTGATATTGTGCCCGGACATGGCGGGCCAGGAGGGATAGGCATTATCATAGCACCCGTCCAATATGCTATAACTGCCGGGCCGCATATTTCTAATAAAGTTTTCGTTTTAGATTGTTGTTGTGTTGCTAATTGCGAAATTAATAAACCTTGCATAGCAGCCGTTTGTCCAACTTGTAAAGGAATACTTGTACCATTAGTTTTACCAGACTTTACAGCTTTATCGTATTCCGTTGCCAACTTGGCGGCCCAACCCGGCATACTTTGTCCATAAGTCCAATTTGACATCACAGATGCCATAGATGATTTAAAAGTGCTCCAAGGCATATTATTAATCTTTTGCTAAAAAGTTTCGTGCTGAATAAAATACTTTCAATCTACTTTTGATTCCAGTAAATGCTGCGGCGTTTGTTGGCCCAACTGATGTAGGTCCACATGGTGTAAGATATACTTGCTTATTAATTTCATCAATTAAGTCTTCCAATATCTTTTTAAGTTCACCTGCCAATACCATATGTTGTACTGCCGCACCATCATCACCGCTACTACCATCTTTTCCTAAAAATACTTTACCACTACTATTTGAGTTAAGAAATATTTGGTTTCCCTCTTTTGTATGTAATGTAATATTTTTCTCATTGTGCATATAGATTTCATCTTTAGCATCAACGGAAAACATACCATCAGTAATTACACCCGTACTCTTTTTTCCGTATATTATAAACTCATTTGCTTTTGCTGAAAGCAATACTCTATCTGAATTTAGAAATACTTGGTCGCCATCGAATGTTCCAGGATACTGCTTAAATCCTACTTTATCTTTTTTAATAGTTTCGGTAAATGGTACTTTTATTTTATCGGAAACAAAGTATAAAGATGAACCATCCTTATTTATATCTTCTTCTATAAGAGTTCCTATTGGTTTACTATCAAGCTCTCCATTTTGTTTATTTCTTATGTAGATTGCAGGGCAGGAGGTTTTATCATCCGGTGTTAAAAAAAACTCTGAAAATCTAATCGTATTACCAACCCTACCCTGTAGTATGGTATCTCCTGTTTTTGGTTTTAAGAATTTTATCTTTTCGTTTACATTGTAATCTTTTTTGGCTTTCTCAACAGAAGATGGTGTTGCATTCGGTGTACCGGTTTGTTGGGTTTCTCTATAATTACTTTGTTTGTCTGCTTTACCAATAATTGGCAATTCTTTTTCTTTTGCACCTTCCGCTGTTTTGTAATCTTCTCTATAATTTGGGTATTGGCCGATTGTATATGGTAACCAAAAATATTCATCGGAGTTTTTAATAACCATAACAGTTTCGCCAACGATTGGATATGTTACATTGTTTTTATCAAATGGAAATGCATAATTTTCTAATTTTCTAGCATTTGGTCTGTAGAACTCAATAGCTCCTAAAAATCTTGCATCTTTTTTATCAAAATTTTTATTACTATTGTATATTTTAACATAATCGGTTTTTGTTTGCAAATCTAAAAAGTCTTCGGATTTAATATAAACTTTTTTAACCGTTGCTAAAAATATTTCTAAACCGGTATCTTTGTTTTCAGCTCCCATATTATATTTTCTTTTTTATATCCTCAATTTCTATTTCAATATCCGTAAGCTTTTCTTTGTTCTTTGCTTCTACTTCATTAATAGTATCTTCCATATCTGCAAGTAGTTGATTCTTTTCTGCTTCACTTAACCAACCATCCTCGCCAATACCCTTTGCTTCCGCAGCGGCAAGACGTTGTGCAATAGTTGCTAACTTAACGAGATGTTCATCATTTTTAACTGAAACTTCTATGAGGTCTTTAATAATTGGAGCAATAACTGTGGCCTCGCCTACATTGCGTATTAGTTTACGCAGAGACTCAATCAGTTCAGAGATATTTTTCTTTTTATTCTGCTGATTTTCGTAAATGTCTTTAAATAGTGATGATAAATTTTTACCATCAAATAACTGAAATTCTGTTCCCATAATTATATTTATTATACTAATAATTATAAGTTTAGGGGTTTTTATATCTTTATATCACCATACTTATCATACTCATTGTATAATTCCATTTGCCTTTCTTTCATTTTGTTGACAACCTTTGTAATATAATGAGTAGGATAGCCGGTCATTTCTCTAACTAATAGATAAAGAGATTTTTTGTTAAAATTTTCAATATACTCTGCTCTTCGGAATAATTCTAATATAGCATCGGCAATTTGTAAATCACGCTTTTTTGTGAAGAATGTTTCTAAATGTACATCCCAATAAAGTATCATTCTTTTGTTAAATGTTCTATGATCATCGTTTCGGACTTCTTCTTTAAAATTATTTTCAGTGTCCCAACTCTCTGGCATAGCTGACATCACATCAGTATCTTTGTAACGCTTGTAGTTGGCATTATTATTAAGAATAAGGTAATTCCTAGCAACAATCGTAAAGTACGAAAATGCCTTTCCTTTGCCGTTCTTATACATGTGTATCTTCTCAATCATAAAGGCAACAACCTCTGCCATTACATCCTGTGGGTCATCATCAAAGTATGTGAATTTCCACTTATTATACACTATTTCCGCCAACTTATCAAAAGCGGGACCAATCCGTTCTTTGTATATTCTATCTTTTGTAAGTTTATCTTCTATTGAATTATACTCAATAATTGCATCTTCCGTATCTTTTGTGAAGTATTGTTTTGAGTTCTTTTTTCTTGGCATATATTATCTCGTTTTGAATCTTTCTATTGTGTCTTTTATTAGACTGAATATAGAACCTACATCATCATCCTTCTCAAACATTTCACGATTATCTATTTTTCGCAATGCCTCCAGTAATGCTTCGTTTCTCATTAATTCATCTTCTATGAATTTATCATTTTCGGCGATTATATCTTCGTATAATTCTACCTTTGCTAATAGGTTATAAACTGACCAGCTTAAACCTAAAATAATTGCTATAAGTAATAAGTACCACATAATTAAACTATTTCATATCCTTTTAAAAAGTAATCATTTGCTTTCTTATATTTCACTTCAACAAATTCGTTGTCCGGTGATTTCATAAGAATTTTGTCGTTTCTACCATAAGATTGTCTCTTTGTAACTGTAGTAGAATACACTCTATCACGAATAGTAATACCATCTAAATGGTCAATCTCATGCTGAACTACAACTGTTAATAGAGTTTCATCTGAAACTTGTTCTTTATCGCCATCCGGATTTACTTCAAATTCCAATTCACCCAAGTTATCAGTTTGTACTTTTATTTTTGTTGAACGAATTGTTCTTAATGGAATTTCCATAGTTTTTGGAATAGAAAGACATCCTTCAAAAAAAATAAATCCTTCTTGACTTTTTTCAGTAATAACCGGATTTACTAAAAAATAATCATGCTCCCTAACACGTATTAGACAAACACGTTTATTTATTCCTAACTGATTTGCAGATAATCCCAATCCACCATAGCTATCTAAAGCTATTTCCATTTTAGTTCGTAACTCGTCTATTTCTTTTGCTGATATTTCCGATTTTGTAACGGGCTTTAGTAGGTGCTTTGTAAACTCTGGATTTGTTAGTCCGTTCTTTGCTTTGTCTGTAATGATTTTCATTATTATTTGTTTTATTTATAAAAGGTAAAATTGCTAATTCTTTTGCTTTTGCTTCAACCATAATGTCCAAATCCAACCCGTATGTATTGGGTAGGGTATTAATATAATCGGAGTGGGCTTGTGGTTTGAGTTTTGAATTGTTTTCATGTAATGCCTTTGATTCGGAATAGTGTATCTCTTGTGTAATTCCTTTCGGCCACGTTGTAGCTGCAAGTTTTAGTGCGTCCTCTTCACTCAAATCGCCTGTACAAAATTGATGATGATGATAATCAAAAACGATAGGAATACCAATCTTATTGTGAATGTACATCAAATCTTTTACGGAATACATTGTAGCCTTATCATCATTTTCAATCGTAAGCCTGGTTTTAACCGATTCTGTAAGCTTTCCGAAGTTCTCACAAAATCTATCCATTGCGGTTTGTTTATCACCATAAACTCCATTACAATGAATATTAATGTTATTGTAAGGTGATTTCTCCAATCCCATCATATCAAATATCTTACCATGTAATTCTAAATCACAAATTGCATTGTAAACTACATTTTCTTTTGGTGAAGTCAATACTACAAATGGACCTGGATGCGAATTTACTCTGATACCGTTTGCTTTTGCATAGTCACCTGCTTCTTTGAGTGCTGATTTAATTGCTTCATAATCCTTTAATTGTGTAAGGTCTAACTTATCACCCCAAGGAACTATTGCAGATGAAAGACGAAATAGATAAATACCATTCTCTTTGTTCCATTCTAATATTTTAATGATGTCTCTTGCATTAAGAAGTGTTAATTCGGAAACATAATCCAATCCCTTTGCATTAAATGTCCGTTTGACCATAGAACGATTGGTACTTACTTTTTTACCCATCGTCATATTGATACAAGCATATCCTATATTCATATTTTAAGGTTTGTTATACCCTAATATACGAAAAATACTTGAATTTGCCAAATTGTTTAAGAATAGGTATATCCACCCGTATTTGGGTCGAAAGTAGCTACTGGTTT